CGAACTGCCCAACGGCTACAGCCGCACCGAGGACTACAAGGCGAAGACCGCGGCGGTTGCCGAAGAGCGGCGCAGGGTTGAGGCCGAAAGGGCTCAGCTCGAACCAACCCTTCAGGCACAATATGCGAACCAGCTAGAAGAGGCGACCAATCTCTTTGCCCAGTTCGATTCTGTCCTCACCGAGGCGCAGCGGATCGACTGGGCCGCCCTGAAAGCGCGAGACCCGGCGGCTTACGTTGCGGCCCAGGATGCCGTTCAAGAACGGCTGAATGCTATCCAGCAAATGAACGCGCAGGTCGAGCAGATCAGGGCTCAGACTCAGCAGCATCAACAGGCCCAACTCGAGCGCGAACGCGCCGAACGCTTCGACAAGGCTGCTGACGAGATCGTCAAAGTACGCCCCGAATTAGCCGATGAGGCGAAGTTCAGGGAGTTCGCGGGCGAGACGGTGAACTTCCTCAAAGAGGTAGGTTTCTCCGGTGAAGAGATCGTCGATGCTCTGGACCACCGCGTCCTGACATTGGCCGATGATGCACGGCAATGGCGTGCCCACAAGGCCGCTCAGCAGTCGCTGCCTCAAATGAAAGTCGTTCCCAAGTCGGCGGTGAAGTCGCTGACCTCTGACGGCTCCGGTTCGTCGCAACCTCGAGCCCGGTTCCCCATCAAAGCTCCCACAGAGAGCAAGCTGGACTGGGTAGCCCAACAAATCCTGAGTGAAGGATAGGACTCATGGCAGTTCCGACGAATACCCTTTTGACGTTCTCCGCAGTCGGCAATCGCGAAGATTTGCTCGACAAGATCACCAACATCAGCCCGACCGATGTGCCGTTCCAGACGATGGCCGGTACTTCCACGGCCCAGGCTGTCTACCACGAGTGGCAGACCGACGCCCTCGCCGCCGCCGCGCAGAACGCGCAGCTCGAAGGCGACGATGTGACGTTCGCCGCGGCCGCTCCGACTGTCCGCGCCGGCAACCGCACGCAAATCTCCCGCAAGGAGATGATCGTGTCGGGCACGCAGGAAGCGGTCTCGAAGGCGGGCCGTAACAGCGAGTACGTCTACCAGACCTCGAAGCGTCGTGACGAGATCAAGCGGGACCGCGAGTTCGTCCTTCTCTCGAACCAGGCGCCCGTGACCGGCAACTCGGCGACGGCGCGTCAGCTTCGTCCGCTCTGCGGCTGGCTGACGACCAACGTCGATCGCGGTGCCGGCGGCGCCAACGGCTCGACGGTGGCTGCTGCTACCGATGGCACTCAGCGGGCGCTCACGCTCTCGATGATCACCACGGCGCAGCAGAACGCGTGGACGCAGGGGGGCAAGCCCGGTTTCCTGCTTTGCGGTCCGAAGCAGCGCGGCGTCATCACCACCGTTCTCGGCGGTGCGGCGACGAAGTTCTATGCCGTCGAAGACAAGAAGATGGTCAACACCATCCAGGCGTTCGAGGGCGACTTCGGCATGGTCAAGGTGGTCACTGACCGCTTTGTCCGCGGTGGTCAGACGGGTGCGGATCGGGAGATTTTCCTGCTCGACCCGGACCTGTGGAACGTCGCTTACCTGACGGGCCGCAAGCTGGTGACGAAGGATCTTCCGAGCCAGGGCGACAATCAGAAGGGGATGATACTCAGCGAGTACAGCCTCGAGTCGCTTCAGGAAGCCGGAAACGCGGGCATTTTCGATCTCGCGTAAGCAACTCTGGGGGCGGCTTCCTTGGAAGTCGGGAGCCGCCCCTAGCTTCTCAAATCAGGAGACCGCCTATGTCCCGCCTGATTGGTGAGCACAACGAAGGCGACGTTCGCGTTCGCTTCCATGAGCAGGGTGATGAACTTATCGTGGAGCGGCAGCAGGATGCTCAGCCGGTTCTCGATATGGTCGCCGCCGTCAATAGCGAAGGCGCCCCCACCATTGACGGGCTCGGGAAGCCCGTCTGCGACGTGCCTACCATCATCTGGGTAGACTGGTGCTTGAAGCGCGGCCTCGATTGGGAAAAGCTCTTTTCGACTGACGAACTGGACGCCGAATTTAAGCGCTGTGCCGCCGCGCATTCGCGTCTTTGCTACAAGAGCGCCAAGTCGCTCCACACGGTCGCGGCCTGATGGCTTACGCTGACCTTTTGGCGGATGTTGCCGACCGGCTCGACCGTGATGACCTTGCCACGCGCCTCCCGCGCTGGATCAAGGACGTTGAGGCCCGGCTGAACCGCCTCCTGCAAGATCCCGAGATGGATGTGGTATCGGAGTCCGTTGCGTCGGGCGAGTACACGGCGCTTCCTGCCGATTTCGGCGAGATGGTCTCGATCTCGACGGGCGACGGCCGACTGCAGCCCATTGGTGCCGTGGAGTTCGCCACCTTCGACACGTCGATAACCGGCACTCCGCGCTATTACACGGTTCAGAACGGCTCGATTGGCTTCTATCCCGGCAACGCCACCGCTAGCATCCGCATGGTCTACCGCCGCACCATTCCGGCGCTGACCGAAGCCGCTCCGACGAATTGGCTGCTTGAGCGGGCGCCCGATGTCTACAAGCTGGGCGTCCTCTACCATGCGGCTCAGTGGGACCACGACCGCGAGACGGCGAGCGATTACAAGGCGCTCTGGGACGAGGCCATTTCCGAGCTGCGGACTGACGGCGCCCGCCGCAAGTACGGCGCCGGCACGCTCGCCCCGCGGATTCGTCGGGCATGAAACTCGCTTGGGGTCCTTACCTTCCCGACCTTCCCGCGCACGGGTCGCCGGGCGTCAGCGAGGTCCAGAATCTCTACCCCACGTCAGCGGGCTATCGACCCGTGGGGCAATGGGTCGCGCATAGCGAAGCCCTACCGGGTCCATGCAGGGGCGCAGCGGCCTTTGTAGCCCCATCAGGGCGCGTTGTGGTGGTCGCAGGTACTGCGGACGCCCTTTACCGTCAGGACGGCTTAGGCTGGCTTCAAATCGGCTCGGGCTACACCTTGGCCGCAACCTCCCGCTGGCGCTTCGTTCAGTTCGGCGCGATTGCCATTGCCACCAACGCCGTCGATCCGATGGTGAAGATCAATTTGGAGACGGACGCGGTATCGCTCCTCATGGGCACGCCGCCCAAGTTCGAGGCGCTGGCTGTCGTCAACAACTTCGTCGTCGGCATCCAGGCGAACGGGGTGGTCAACACCGTTGCGTGGTCGGGCGAGAACAACGCCGAATGGTGGACGCCCGCGCAGCGCAAGTCCGACTTTCAGGAGCTTCCTGACGGGGGCGAGATCACCGGCATCATCGGCGGCGAAGTCGGTCTTATTCTGCAACGCAACGCCGTTCGCCGGATGGCCTATGTCGGCGGCAACGTCCTGTTCCGTTTCGACAAGATCAGCACCAACGTCGGCTGCGCTTCGGTCCATTCGGTTGCCCAATATGGCGAGCTGGCTTTCTGGCATTCCTACACCGGGTTCAAGATGTGGGACGGGGCTCAGATCAAGTCGATTGGCTTCGAGAAGGTGGACAACGCCTTCGCCAGCCTGTTCGGGCAAATCCGCTACGAGGACATGAGCACGGCGATTGACGGGCAGAAGAGCACCGTCTGCTGGTCCACGGGCCGCAAGATGTGGATCTACAACTGGCTGCTGGACCGCTGGTCCACGATCGACTTCGAGGCCGAGATCATCACGCAGCGCGAAACGGCGGCACCGGGCCTTGAGGAGCAGGACCCGTTCGTCGGCGCGCCCGATGACAATGTGGAAGGTGCGGACCTGGACCCGTTCGACGCTGGCCGGTTCATCGGCGGCGACCCGGCGTTCTACGTGTTCAACACGGACAGCACGCTTGGGACGTTCAGCGGTGAAAACATGGCCGCGAGCATCACGGGCCGACACACGGAAATGGCGCAGGGCCGGGACGTGCATATCCGCCGGGTGCGCCCGATGTCGGACCTCACGGGGGGCGTGACGCTTCGGCTCGATACGCGCCAGCGGCTTGGCGATGTAGCGCGCCGGCGAGACTTTACGACCCTTCAGGCGAGCGGGGAGATGCCGGTGCGGGCGCGGGGGCGGTTCGCCACGGCCAAGCTGTCGATCGCTGAGGGGCAGGAGTGGACCTACCTCCAGGGTATTGACGCCACGGCAGCGGGGGGCGGGACCCGGTGAGCACGTTCTTCACCTACATTTGCACCAAGAGCACCGCGGACCCCTACCTGCCGACGCGCACCACCAGCGTAGGTGTTCTTGCCCGCGACGTGTCGGACGCTTTTCAGGCTATTTCAGGGGGCCGGTTCGAGGTGGGCAAGCTCGCCTTTTATCCGGTCCAACGCAGCGTCCCGAACCACCTTCTTTGCGATGGGCGCGAGGTGCTGAAAGTCTCGTTTCCCGAACTGTATGGCTACCTGGGGGATGCAGAGGGCGCGGCTACAGATCCCGACAGCTTCAAGCTCCCGAACTACCTTGGCGCATTCAGTCCCGCGACGGTGGCGGAAACCGAGACCATCGTCGAGGGCACCGTCTCCACGCCTGAGCCGACATCGCCGCCTCCGAACTACTACAGCGGGCAGACCGATCGCACCTACGGCAACGTGGATAGCGGCGGTCGGCGCAGCACCGCCAAAGACCCTCCAGCTGGAGCATGAACTTCGGCTTCGTCCCTCCGCCGCATGAAGAGGTCAGGGGGGACATGCTCCGGCTGCTGGACAAGGCGGTCAGGCGGGGCGGCAACGATTGGGGCGATGTTGAGCGGAAGCTGGACTGCGGTGACGCGCAGCTTTGGCTTACCGTCGAGGACGCCCCGATCAACGCGACTGTCACCCGCATGGACGGGCGCACGATAGAGATTTGGTTGTGCGGGGGGCGGGTGCTCCCCCACGCGCTGCACTTCCTTGAGACGATACTGAAGGCGGCGAAGGAAGCCGGGGCCACCAATGCGCGCATTGTCGGGCGCAAGGGATGGGAACGGGTGCTCGCGCCTTACGGGTGGCGAACGGTGGAAGATGAGCTTGTGAAGGAACTGGCATGAAGACGAAAAGCAAGTCCACGTCGGACCCCTGGAAGCCGGCGCAGCCCTACATCTTGCAGAACCTCCAGCAGCAGTCGGACGTGTTCAACTCCACGCAGCCGCAGCTTGAGGGCTATGCGGCCAATCAGCGCGACACCTACGGACGCATTGCGCCGGGTGCCGAGCAGGGCATTGTCGGGGCTCAGGGCCTCATCAACCGCAACCTTTCGGGCGCGAACCTTCAAGGCAACCCGTACCTGAATGCCATTCTCGGGCAGACCCGCGAGAACGTCATCAGCGGCGTGAACGACCAGTTCGGCTCGGCTGGCCGGTTCGGCGGCGGAATGCACCAGGCCATTCTCGGACGCGAGCTTGCCAATGCCGAGAACGGGCTGCGCTTCCAGAATTACGGACAGGAGCGCGCTTATCAGCAGGACGCCATCGGTCAGGCGGGCAACATGATGCAGGGCTCGCAGGCCATTCTTGAGAACGCGGCCAGTCTGCCTTGGATGGGTGTCCAGGCGGCGAACGGCGCGGTTCGGCAGGCATCGGCAGGCTACGGCACG